TGCTTGCCGGAACCCATGCTAGTACCCTTGATGCCGAAGCTATCAAAGAACTCACCGATACGCTGGTTGGTCTGTGCAGGATTACTTGCATCCAGAACCAGATACATCCACATTTTGCTGTTGTAGCCGTTGATATCCAGGGTGATCTCGTAGCCGGAGTTACCACTGTTAAAGGTTTTCTCCACCACATCCGCGATACGAGCGCGGTAATCACCCTGGGGGATGATCTCGAAATTCTTTTCTTTGTACTGGCTGGGATCAAAGACCCATGTGTTTGCCATTTTAATTGTCCTCCTTGTTTGTTCTAGGTGTAACAGTCGCAGTGATGTACCGGCCCACAAGTTCCAGTGCTTCTTTCTGCGTAAAACCGTTCTTGATAAGCTGGCGTTTTAACTCACCACACAGCTCTGCTAGAGCGCCCATTGCGGTAATCGCCAATTTTGCTTGTTCGTTCATCTTATATACAACCTTATATATAATGTTATATCTTAGCTTCTCTCAAATACGCTGCCGCAGAGTCAGCCGTGTGTAAGAGCCACGCCAGGGGGTAGCGCTCGTATGCACTGCCAAGGCTGTAGTCACCAGGGCCGCGATCCGCAAAACCCATGTGGCAGTTGATCGCTACTGCCTCCTGTTCGGTGAGGCTGAGATATTTCTGAGCTAAAAACACAGACTTGCTGCCGTGACCGCCGTAGCAGAAATCCTCTTGGAAAACGTAAGTGGGAACAGAGCGCCACACGCCGTTTTCCTTTTTGTTTCGCAGCTCGGTTTTGTAGCAGCCGATCTTACAGAGATCATGCAGTAGAGAAACGATAGCAGCCGTTTCCCCACTCACCTTGATCTCCGGGTATGCTTTCAGCAGCCGTACCAGCTCCTCCCAGACGTTCACGCTATGCTCACACAAACCACCTTCGTAGTTACCGTGAAACCGCGTGGATGCTGGGGCTGAGAAGAAATCGGATGAATCCAGCCATTCCAGCAGTTCGGTAGCACCGGGCCGTTTAATGTACTGGGTGTAGATCCGAATAAAATCGTCCCTCCGATTCACTTCTTAACCTCCGGTGCTTCGAACAGATTCTCGGGCATGATGAACTTACGACCGTGAAGCTGATCTTTGCAACCGTAACGAGTTTCGGAGTCCTCAGTAATGAGGAACCAACTCAGCTTACCATCCTTGTCCTTACCCTTCGCCATCTGGCCTACGATGTTGCAAAGGCCGAGTACCTGGGGCAGAATCTTACGAGGAAGGTTCGGGAACTGACGCAAGGCCAGAGAGCCGTCATTCTTCGTAATCTGCTCCGTATCGTCCCATGCGGTGAACGTCACATGACACTTCGCGTTCGCAGCCATACGGGTGAGGCGCTTGATTGCCATGTACACTGCTTGGTACACCTGGCGAATATCCTTGATACGACCCTCCTCGTCGATCTCCAACAGAGCCATTTCCTTGATATCCGTGAGGTTGTCCACCACGATCAAACTGTACTTACCAGACTCCAGAGCCGATTCGAACTGCTTCGTAAAGTAGTTCTTATCATCGCCTTGGTCGAGCCAGTGTTCCACTCTCTCTACGGTGACATTTTTACGCTCGAACATATTCAGCACCACAGAGCTGTTATCTGAGCATAAAAGCAAGATTTTCTCTTTCTTCGGAGCTGTCGCTGCCACGGTTTTACCCGAGCCAGGACTACCCCAGATCATTGCTACCGCCATGATTTTCTCCTTTCAAATTATTCCTATAGGAATATTACAAGCGTCCAAAAAGAGCCTGACGCTCGGCTAGGGATAATCCCACCAGCTCGAAATCAATCGGCTCCTCAATAACTTTTGTACTTCGGCAATACTCGCATACGCCACACCGGTTCGCAGGAACCGCGCCGGATTTAACAGCCAGAATCCGAGGCATGGATCGCTCCACTTCCTCCAACAATTCCTCTCGCCGCCATCTGGGTATGCTGATAATCTCCAGATCGGGAGGATCCTGCTTCGTAACTACCGCAAGGTATGTACACAGATCGTTGCCCTCCACGGCGTTGTAAATCGCCATCTGGAGATCATATCCCCAGTGTTCGACGAACGACTTACCCATAATCCGTTCCATGGATCGCATGACTTTCAGATCGACGATCTTATCGGGATGCAAAGAATCGATTTTGATTTTCCACTTCGTACCGAACAGTTCAGCCGTTCGGATCTCTTGCTTCTTACCACCCATGTATCGCATGAACATGGGATCCTGCTGTACTCGAGCTATGATTCTCTCTGCTTGGATGAAATCGGCCCGTAATACATCGCCGCCGCGAGTTCTCCGAAATATCTCTGGGTTACTCTTTTTGAACTCGTCCAGAGTACCTTCGAACCAGGAATCCACATAGCTGCCGACCAGCAGCGCTGTTGTTTTCGGTCGCACCCACTCCCCTTTTATCTCAGCCATCGCAGCAGCTTCGCATTTTCGGAAAGATTTATATTGCGACACGGACATATATTCCTGATTTGCTATGCTAGAATAATAGTTTTCGTTAGTAAGGATCATACTCAGCAATCCTCCTTGCACCGTCGATGCAGTTCTCGCAGAACTGTTCGCCCATGATATCCCAGTAATCGTCACCATCCAGAATGTTATCGCCACATCCTGAGCAGACAAACACGCTGGGAGGATCTGGGGCGTTTGGACAACGCGGATCGCAAGGGGATTTCAAACACACATCACACACGTTTATCACCAAATTTTCTGAATATTTAGTTGACAAATTACGATAATGTATTTATAATAATTATCGTAAAAATAAATTTCGGAAATCGGGATAGTGGAGATAGCGACAGATCGCTAGAGCCTCCAGTAATGTCCAGTCCCGTACTCCCCTCATTTTGAGGTGAACGATTTCCTCGCTGAGTCCAATGACTTCCGCAAGGTTCTTGATGGATGCTCCGCGCTCTTTCATGGTAGCCTGGAGATTTGGGTACAGTGAGTCCATTTTTACGCCTCCCTCATTCCCATGGGAATGTTTGTTCTTAGTATAAGTCACAATTTTCATTTTTTCAATATAATATTTTTATCTGTCAGTTTATTTGGACAGTCGCACAACAAAGTGGTATCTTTTAGGAAAACCATTTAGGAGAGTGTATACAGAATGAGAGAAACCATCGCCCCGGTACAATCTTTCGGAGAATTTGTGAAATCCGGAAGATTAAGACTCGGCCTTACACAGCACGAAGTAGCTGCTCTGGCTGGAACCACGCAAGGATATGTTTGTAAAGTTGAAAACGGAGAGCGAGAGCCGACCGTTACGTTGGCACTAAAACTGTGTGAAGTGTTGAACTTAGATATAAACGACTTCGCAAGCAGATACATATGAAAAAAAAAACTGGCAGCTTGGATGGCTGCCAGTTTTGTATTACAGATATTTTTGAATCAGAAGATCGAGTGCTTTCGATTTGCTGCATTTGAGCTGCTTCGCTGCCTTATCCAGCTTCTTGATCGAGCCAGGGCTGAGGTAAAAGCCACACGCCTTACCCACTTCCTTTTTCTCAATCATATCAGCCAGAGGGTTCGCACTCGGCTCTGGGGTCACCGGAGTTTCTACTACCGGTTCGATTTTTTCCTCCACTATGGGGGGAGCTACAAATTCCTCTCTTTTCGGTGCTGTTGGAGGCACACGTTTTGCTTGCTCTGCTTTTTTATACGGATTTGCCATTACAATACTCCTCTCGTTTTAAGTTCTCTCACAACGGCTCTGAAAGCCACATCCGAATCGGAATCGGGGGATGTAAAATTGATCGGCAGAAATTCGGTTTCCGTGTTCTTGATATCAACACGAGCCGGAATAACGCTATCCAGAATGATCTCACCGAAATCTTCATCATCCTGGTAATACTCCTTGATGTATCTGGATAGACCCAGACGCTTGTCAACATTGTTCAGTATCAGTGCGCTCGTCTTATCCTCTACATCCATATTCTCACAAACTTCACCCCAGAGGTAAGCGAACTGCTGCGCACCCTGGATGGCTTTCTTGGATACGTCAGACACCAAGACAATGTGATCCGCAGCCATAAAAGCGTTCTGGTTTATGATGCCCATCGAGGGATTCGTGTCCAGAATGACGTAATCGTATTCCTCCAGTTTGGCTCGATTCCTCTCTACCCACTTCTGGATGATCCGTTCTCTGCCAGCCACAGCCACCAGATGCAGCTCAGTAGCAGTCAGTCGAATATGGCTTGCAATAATGTCTAAGTTCGGTAGCTGCCACATAGGAGCCAGGGTAATAACATCCTCTGCTTTCGTGTGGTGCGGATCGGCAAATACGTCACGAATTGTAGCACCGGTCTGATCGGTTGTATCGATGCCAGCATTGTCTGAAAGATTCGCCTGGGGATCCATGTCAACGAACAAAACCTTGTGTTCCTCAGCCAGAATACCGCCAACATTGTAAGCTACTGTTGTCTTACCAGTACCCCCCTTCAACGTGCCAAAAGCTATGATTTTCATAATGTTTTCCTCCATCCCTTATATGTAGTATTATATATTCCCTTACATAAAACCTTATATATAATGTTATACATAAGCGTTACTATAATAATACATCAAAGGTTATATGTTTGTCAATAAAGCACAATAGATAAAATAAAAGATGTTATATTGTATATTATGTTACAGTTTATATAAAATATAATCTTATATATAACATTATATAAAACCTTATATATTTTCTTATATGCAATCTTAGATTTTACCTCCCAGCTCGGGCCAGCCCACAGGGTTATCCACAGCACAAGGCTATGGATAACACCTATGGACTGGTGCTGCATCCTGGCTGGTCTGGGCCAACCCTATGATTATATAGAGAGATTTTGTATTTGTTTTGTACCCCGGAGGGGTAGGGGAGAGGAAATATTTTATATTTGCTACTTGACAAGTGATCCACAAGCCCCTATCATCATGGGCTGGGTTCAGATCCTCCAGAGGGCAGAGTTCTCCCGAGGAGCCGGGAGAAACCAACCGATTCATGGTCTTGGGACGAGTCCCCGTCAGTTGCCCCTCTCGTTCTTCAACGCTCATTTCATCGCTCAGGTGATTGATGATCGTCTGCAAATCCATCCAACAGACTAGAGCGAGGTTCCACACTGGATCCGGTAGTAACACACCGGGCCGCACTAGGCGACTTCCTCCGCATAGCATTTTAGGGAGTGCTGTCAGCTCCTTGACGATATACAGCCAATGTAGAGAGGGGAGTACGGCTGCACAACGGAGTTCGTTCCAACCCCACTTCTCATCGGCGACTCAGACCAACATTTATTTACGAGGTTGTCATGGTGGGGGTACTATCCTCGGGAATATTCTGTTATTTTTGACATTATTTTGCAAGAATACACTTGACAGAACCTCCCGTGGTTTGGTACAATATTAGCACCAAAAAGGCAAGGCTCCGCCGCACCCAGCCGATCCTCTTTTTCAAAAAGGCTCTGCTGCGTGTGATTTTTTAATAGGTTCCTAGTGGTCGAGAGGGTATACCACACCCACCCCGATCACGGGCCAAGAAGTGAGGCTCCTGGTTTACCAGACCATGAGGCTCGGTTTTACCAAAAAGGCATTGCTAAAACGAACGGGAATTTATCGGAACGGTTACCAGCCGTCCAGAACAACAACAAAAAGCCGATCAGGATTACCACCCTGACCGGCTTAATTTCTTTACTACATACTTGACATTCACCATAATAATTACTATAATAATGGCAAATAGCTATATGCGCAAAGGCGCTGCCGGATCGAGGGCTATCGATCCTAAGTTCCGCGAAGTGGAGTTACCAGCTCCCTTGCGGATAAAGCTATTGTAAAACGCTCTCGGATTCCCGTCCGGGGGCGTTTTCATATTTCGTTGTCGTTGTGGATATAATAGCACACAAGTTATCCACAGGCAAGTGCTAATTTGAATTTTGTGTAATATTCACATTCCTATAGGAATGATTTCATGCTTATTTCACATATTGGTAGAAAATAGGGGAGCCATGTGGCTCCCCTTTGTCATTCAACGGGCTTAGAAGTTGTGTCTGTCGGTAGGATTGTTCACGATACCGAACGCTACCAGTACCGGCAGCAGTACGTCCAGGAGGCCGTTCACGGTATCGGAGATATCGATGCCAGCGAACTCCTTGACACAGAACACGATCAGAGCAGCGAGGGACATCCATACTGCCCAAGACTTAAAACGTTCCAGAAATGCTTTCATAGTAATTCCTCCTCATGCGGTCAGAGCCGCTGCGGGCAAAGGGCGACGCTTTCTGCCCCCTGTAGGGGGAATCCCGGAAGGCTGTCCGGAAGGTCTTGCTGTACTGCGCTTCGTAGCTTTCCCGATAGGCGGGGTCGTTGATCCAGTTGTACAAAGGATCCTCCGACGGCACATAGGCACTGAGCCGGTGGAAGTCCCCGTTTTTCACGGTGTCCCCGTAGGCCACCGCTTCCTGATAGCGCTTTGCCAGATTATACGCCTGCTTTTTTCCGGAGAGGGCCTGCTGCACGGCCCGGGTCTGCTCCGCGTTGCGGCGGAAGTCAAAGTCCTGCCGGACCGGTGCGCCGAGGTATGTATTTTGCAGCGCGCTGCGGCCTTGGGCCAGGGACGCGGACCGCTGCAGGCTGCAGAGGGTCTCTTCCAGGGCTTCGATCTCTTTTTTGCCCGCGTCCAGATCGTAGAGGAACAGGCCGAGGCTGCTCCCGTGACGGGTCTTCAGCGCTTCCACCACCGACTGCAGCCGCGCTTCCTGGGCCGCGAATTCCCGTCGGCCCGAGACTGCGCCGCTTCTGCTCTGCGCCGCTTTTTCCCGGGGCCCGGATGCCGCCTGCGGCGTTTTTTCATAGGTTTCCTTTTTCTTTTTGCTGCCGGACGTGGCCGGCTGCTTTACCATTGTATATGCCATAGACCTCCTTTTGTATCGGATGAAGGCTGTGCTTCCCCGTGGGGGGTGGTTGTCGCGCCGGCGCGCGAAATGCAGAATGCAGAGTTGTGGTATTTCCTCCGGAAATGATTTGAAATCGTCGGCGAAGCCGACACCTTTTCTCTTCACGCTTCACTCTTCACTCTTCCCGTTGGTTCCCGGCGGATTCGCAGAATCGTGCCGCCGGGAGGGTCACTGACCCTCCCCTGCGAGCAGAATCGAAGCAGGGCGATCAATTACGGTTTGTGGAAGGCGTTGTTGAATTCCGCCACGGCGGCTTCGATGAGGATGGTCATTTCCTGAACGGTGGTCTTGATGTTCTTCTGCTTCAGCATTTCCGAGAGGGCAGCCAGCGCCGCATTGAGCTTGGCTTCGCCGTGAAGGGTCTTGCAGGTCTGCTCCACGAACTGCACCGCGATCTTTGCAAGGGCGCGCTTGGTATCGGTATCCAGATATTTCGCTGCCAGATTTTTTGCCGCCATGCCGAAGATGCCGAAGAGGGCCACCAGCAGCGTGCCGAAAAGCTGTACGGCATAGGTGTTGATCATTTCCAGAATCATAAAATTTCTCCTTTACTTTTTGATCAGATGGAGCTCCAGCTCTTCCTTGGCTTCCTCCATCTGTTTTTGATGATTACCGTCTATTCCGTGGGCAAGGAGCGCCAGCAGCGCCCGCTGGGTGACGCGGGTATCTCCGTCGATGCTGTCCAGGCGCTCCTTGTCTTTCGCAAGGAAGCCGTCCACCTCTTTCATATGCGTTTCCAGCCGTTCCAGCCGTTTGTCCTGCTCCGCGTTGGGGGCTTTCAGCACCTGCACCAGCTTTACGAGCCAGTTTGCCGCAGCGCCCAGGGTGGAGATGGCACCGGCCACCGCCAGCACAGCCGCCACCGCGCCCAGTGTATCCACTGCCATCATCCCACCCCCGTCAGACCCAGCAGGGCGCACCAGGTTTCCCCGGCGCACCGCCCGTCGGCTTCCAGATTGAAGGCCTTCTGGAACTCGGTCAGCGCCGCTTCCGTGGGCCCGTCAAACCGCCCGAAGAGGGAGGGGCAGAAGCCGTGGGCATGGAGCAGCAGCTGCATGCTCTTCACCGGGTCCCCGGCGCTGCCCTTTTCCAGCAGCGGCAGCGTGCAGCCGGAGGGCGCGGTCTCCGGCGCGGTCTCCGGGCCGTCGTCGAGCACCATGACGGTATGGCTGCCCTCTTTGACGAGGATATCACCGCGCTTCAGATACTTATCCGAGGTCAGATACTTACTGTCCGTCAGCTTCTCATAGTCGCCGCTTGCGACAAATTCCCTGACCATGGTTCTTGTGGTGTGGCCGTTGCTGCCGTATGTAAGATTTGCGCCGCCGGCAATGGCGCACACGTGCATCAGACTGGAACAGTCGCACTCACAAGGCTCCGTGATGGCGGAAAGGTCAAAATTTACCGCCTTTGCCTTTGCGTACAACGTATTCCGTCCGTACTGGTCATAGCCGATATTGGGATTTTCGCAGGCCGCTTCGCAGGCCGCCGCGCTCAGCCGCGCCACCCCGGCACGCTTGGGCCGCAGGAGCACGTTCCAGGGCTTGTTATACCAATCCCGGATCACGACCTCTTTCCTGGTCTGATCGCCGGCAGCGCCGCCGCTTGCCTTGCCGTTTTCATCGATGGATGCATGTCCGATCCTTACTGCCACGACTTCACCTCCTCCCAGTTTTCGGGGTATTCCTTTGGCGCATAGGGATTGTTGTCCACTTTGGAGCGGTAGGTGCCGCCCGCTTCGGTGCAGCACTCCCCGGCCATATACAGGCCGCTGGTGCCGTAGGGCACCATCCAGGGTTTGGCCTTCGCCGGGTCAGTGGTGTGCTTCAGATCGTAGATTGCCCGGAGGTCCGCCGGTCTGCTGCCCGGATTGTGGGCCGGGGTGTGGGGCATCAGCAGGGTGTAGACCTGCCCGTTGTCCTGCACAGGGAAGCCCACATGATTTTCCGTATAGACCGCGTCTTCCCGCCACGCGGGGATGTGGTCCTCCTCCGCGATGATGGCGGTGCCGTCCATTTCCGGTACCCGAGCCGCCAGATCCAGAGCCTGCCTCCGCCCTTCCTCATACATGATGTTCTTCGGGTCAATCATAGGCGCTGTTCACTCCTTCCGCATAAGCCTTCCGCAATTCCTCCATATCCCGCGCATACTGCGATTGCGCCGCTTTCAGTTCCTGAATGGGCCGCCAAGGGTAGATGGCAGTTGTCCTGCCATCGTTTTTGTAGCAATAGCCCTCAATGAAAGCAGCACATTTCCCATCAAAGAATGGGTCTTCCACAGCGGTCAATCCCTCAGCATGTTCCACATGGCATTTATAATCTTTGTCGATATAAACTGTCACGCCTTATTCACCCCTTATTTCTACGATGTTGACGTAGGATTCTGTGTATTTTAATGCATTCTGCAAAAATACATAAATGTATTTTTCACCAGTAACATTAGAAACATCCATGATAAGAGACGGATTTGTACCAGTTTCACTGGCTCCAGCATCATAACGAACCGATGCATCGAATGTGTCATTAACGTTCGTGGTGATCTTGTCTGTCACACAAAATTTAACATATGTATCAGCGTTATTGGTTCTAAGATTGTTCATCTTAAGATACAGGGTACTAATGTTCGTTAAATCGACCATGTTTTGTGTACGGATGCACCATGTCTGCTGAGCGCCACACCACATTTGAATATGGGTGTCCGTATAAAGGTTACCAGAGTATTCCGAATAAATACCGCCAGTAATCGCATCACATGTATCACCTGGCTTGTAATAGTATACAACCCAGGAAACCCATTCACCGCCTTGATAAATTTGCGCGGTCACGTCCACCCATGCGCCGTCAATGTACTGCTTTGCGGACATGGGGCAGACCGTGATGCCGTTCTTTTTCAGTGCGTTGAATTCTGCGAAGCCGGAAATGCCTGTTGTGATCCAGGCCATACCCTCAGAGGGGTTTTCGGGTTCGGTTGCAGAAAATACCCAGCTTGTGATCTCCGTATCGGTGTCGATCCAGATGGTGTTTTCTTTCGGTGAAGCAGGCTGCGGGTTGCCGACTACTGCGAAATTCAGACCGCCGCCTCCTGCTCCACCGGCATTAAAATTTACGATGTCACCGTCCAGAATGAAGGTGTACCAACAACCAGCGATCAGCTCCATGCTGGACTCCTCGCCGCACTTCACGGAACAGCTGACGCCGTTCACGTTGATCGCGGAGATCGTGCCGCTTACGGTGGCCTTAAACTTGCCATTCTCGCCGCTGCCGATCAGATTCTCAGCATCGTGGGTGTAGGTTCCAAGAATCGCAGTGTTCAAGTAACCGTTGGTTGCTGCGTTCTGGAGATAAGCATAGCCGTTATTCGCATCGACGATCACCTTCACATAGGAATCCTTGTCGAACAGATTGCCGATGCCGGTTAAATCGTTGCCGTGAGCATCGCGGAAAACAAGTTCCTTAAAACCAATCTCACCGTCCTCCTTGGGATAGTACACCGCTAAACCGGTGATCCCACTACAAGAGCAAGGCGCTTTGAACTTGATATCCATGCCGTCCAAAAGACTTTCGGCTAAATCAATTCTAATCTGTGCCATTTTTCTCCTCCTTTACATTACGCTGGCTGGGGACAGCTCCGAGCCGCTACCAGTCAGAATGCGGCTACCGGTGGTAACCACGTTGCCCCAGGCAGACGAAATGGTACTGGTGGTATAGCTGAGAATAGAGCCTCTTTCTGCCATCAGACCAGCCGCCGTATTACTGCTACCGGTAATTGTATCGAACGCTGCCCTAGAACCAAAAGTGACTCGAATTGCTGTACTTGCAGCATTTAACACAGTGACGGTGGTGTTGACACACACCAGCTCACTACCATAGGTGACACCCACGCCAACCTCATTAGAACCAGCGCATCGGACGGTCATACCCGAACCCAGAAGCACAGAGCTGTTGTAGCTCACCAGGAAAATGGTTCCCACGAAACCAGCAGCCCATGTTACATTGGAAACGTTGAAAGTAACCTGATTGCTGTTAATCACGTTAATGCCTCGAACCGTGACGGTTCTGCCAGGTTCGCCTACCACCAGTTTGCCACCGGAAAAACCCTCCACTACGATTCGTTCCTCATACGTTCCATCGGCAATGCTGATCGTAGCCATATGACCGCCCAGCAGCTTCGGCAGGGCATCCAGCGCCGCCTGGATTGTAGCAAACGGAGCGATGGAGCTACCATCGCCATCGGCATCGCTGCCGGAAGGGGACACATGAACCACCACGTCCTCGGTGAGAATGTATGCTTTCTGATCCAGCAGAGCCTTGTTCAGAGGAGTACCCTCCTGCACCGGATCGTCTGCTCGGCTCATATCATATACATTGGTCTGACCGGACACGGGGGTTAGTTTGATTCGACCAGGATAGGTAGAAACTCGATCTTCCACCGGAATTAAAATTGCCATGGTTACACCTCACCTAAATAGAGATCTCCAGAATACATCTGGGATGCTTCGATTCGATCCAGCCAGTTATTTGCCACCAGCAGGATTTTTTCAATATCGTTCGCTTTTTTGTAATCGAACAGTGCCGCCGTGGTGGGAGCAGCTGGGGTATTCTGATCTACCACAACTGCTGCCCTTATCTCTGCCACGTTATGGAAATACCGGATCATATCGGCTTTCGAAGGTGAGCCAGTCAGTGTCCAATCCGTTTTCGTGATAAGAGATAACCTAGTTCCCTTTTTCAGAAAACGAGCCTCCAGCTCCCTTACAGCACTTTCCACTCGGTTCATATCCGTGTAGTTATAGGAACCCTTCATGCCGCCCATCCACTCGGCTTGTTCCTCGACGGTCATGGCCTCCCAGCCCTTGTCATGCAGCGTTTTCCATCGGACTACATCGGCTGCGGTTCTGTCTGTAATTAAATTCATCATTCATTACACCTCACCAGCATAAAGTTCACCAACGTAGTAGGATGCAGATTCCAGCTTCACGGATACCACTCGACCAGTGTATCTGCCTCGGAAAGCGCCGCCCGTGGTACTATACTCAATATCCGTTATGGCGATGATATTAGAAGCATATTTGCTGGTTACAATGACTGAATCCAGACAATCCAGCCGCATATCAGCTCGGAACTCGCCAGAAATTACTTTTCGATTCTTTAGAATCTCGATGGCCTTTTCGCCAACACGGGTAGCATCCGACTGAGTTACGAGCATTTCGTTGTCCACGGTCTGCACTTCACCGGTATTGCTGTGAGGCAGAATTACTCGCAGATCACCCTCATATCCAACCGATACACTTTTCAGAGGACGACTGATCGAATACTCAGGATGGCTATAGCTGACATTCTGATCGATAAGGTAGCCGCTATATCTCGCGCTCCAAGAGGAGATATGCAGCGTACCCAAGCGATCTTGATACATGACACAGTTACCAGCGTGGGCCACCATCTGCAAGATTTCAGCAATGCTGTACTCGCCCTCGAAATTCGTATCGTAATCTTTCAGCACCGGATCCAGCTCATAACTGACAGCTCCGGTGGACAGAGTAGGGAGGTACGCTTGCCTCAGCGCAGCCTCAGCTACATCGTAAAGAGTGCCGGTTTTGGGGCCAGCGTAATTCTCGCTCATAAAGGTGAGAATATCACGAGCCGTAAAGCTGGCCTCCAGGCCGTTACTAGGAATATCCCATTCCGATAACCAGAATACGCCGCCGTCGATCCACTCTATACCGCGCTGGAGCCTCATTCCGTAACGAACCTTGATCTCCTGCTGGTCAGTAAGGTATTGAGCCTGACCATCCAGATTATCGGGATTCCACTGGGATTTCTCATTCCGCAGCCGGAACGTGATCGTGTTTTTCGGCAATGTTGCCGACAGTAGATCGGAACTCTGAGAGTGACTGTATCCCAGCAGATCCTCTTTCAAGAACACAGACTCGCCACCCAGGTAAATGCTCAAACATCGAGCCATACCATGCGGCACACTCCAAGACAAAATCGTAATCACAATTTTGTTATAGCCACCCATGGTCAGCTCTACATCTGAAACAACCGAAGCGTTGTTCTCCACGGTGGTTTCTGCAACCTTCTCGTTACCTCGAAAGGCGGCTATCCGAAAAGAGGTGGCCCACTCGTTATATCTAACACTCCAAGTAATCCGCAGACCGGGCAAAACCTTATCGCGGATACTCGGAAAATTTATAACGATTTGCGGTTCGTAGCCGTTCTCCCACTCGTTTGTGTTGACCTTGGAATAGTGGCTACCCATGAAGCTATCTCTCTGATAACTGGAATTGTAATACTCGAAACTACCATCCAGACCCCACGCATTCCAACCAAGAGTGCCGTATTTAGTTTCATTCGCTCGGCTATCTTTCAACAGATCCTCAATTTTGGAATTGGTATTTGCGTTAACACCGGATACTACCGCAGCCTCGTGAACACCCGGATCTGTAACTTGATAGGTTAGCTCCACCAGCATTTCGGGGAGTAGAGTTTCCCGACTGGCTTTATCCCACGCAGCCGAAACGTAATACATGGGCTTACACCTCCACTAAGGACAGCGCACACTCAGTCCAGCCCATTACCTCGCCGGTGCTGGGATGCCTACGCCACATTCCGGCAGATCGGTCTGAAACATACATCTGTCGCGTAGTGTAGCTGGCAGTGGCTTGGTTATAGAAAGTTACGTCATTGTAGAAGTTATTCGTAAACAGGCTCAAAATGTTGGCCCACTGTACTGCTGTCAGATATCGCCATTTCAGCTCCACCTTGGCAACATCGCTACGAATTACCGCGCCAATCACATAACCACTCACATTTCGGGCGCTATCTACCAGCGTGGACGTATTAGCGCTATATTCACTAGGCTCAGGTAGCTCATACCCTGCCACTGTCACAAGTGCTTGCATAGACGCACCTCCTCATAGTGGCGCTCGGGGCGCTCAGTATGCGTAGCCAAGCTGATTGCCCATGATGGACACGCCGCGCTCGGCTTCGACCTTCTTGACACTGTTGTAGATCTGCTTGCCATCCAGATAAACGTTGATGTTTTGGACACCATCGCTGTTGCTACTCGAAGAACTCATAGCAGCCACCACAGCACTGTAGACACCCTGGGAAACTGCTGCAACGATCTGATCGTTATTTGCAACAGCGTTTCTGCCGCCGATCCGACCAACTAGCTCGGGGCCAGCCTCTCTCGCGACGAACAGTTCCCCCGAATTACCGGGAAATCCACCATCAGCAAACCAACCAGAAACCCAGTTTACGACAACACTCGGTACGCTACCGCTCGCAGCATCGAACAATCCCTTGAGCGAGAAATTGGGAAGGTTGATTTTGAATTTCGGCAGCTCCAGTTTTTCCCACCATTTTGTCAATTCAACCCATTTTTCCTCCAGACCCGACCAGAGATTACCCACAATCTCTCGTCCAACATCCAGGAACTCAGAGATTTTGTCCGTCCAGTAGTCCAGAGTTAACTTGGGGGCAACATCGGTGTTGTACCAGTCCACGACAGTTTGCCACTTCTCGGCAATCGCGCCTTTCAACTCGGAGAGTTTACTGGAAATACCAGAAACAACCTTGTCGAAAACGTTCTGCCAGTAGGCTCGGGTGAACTTGGGAGCAACGTTGGTGTTGTACCACTGCTTGATATCATCCCACATATCCTTGAACTTCTTGATGATACCGTCCACAAACTCCTGGACTGGCCCGAAGATCTTCTCGGGGAGGCTACAAAACCATTCGACGATAGCGTCGATGGTGTCTGGTACAATGGAGTGACCAACCAGTTCATCCCACAAGGCGATAAACCAGTCGATAATACCGTTCACGAAATCGGTAATCGGTTGAACCACCAGACCCCACAGACCGGTCACCACATCGACTACGCCATCCCAGATTTTCTGCCATGCTGCGTCGATATCGCCTTTCGTAAACAAGGCTACTACGAAATCAATTACGCCGCCGACAATCTGCACGATTCCACTGAAAACTTGCATAGTGTTCTCAATGATGCCGACGAACATATTGAACGCACCAGCGATCACACCAGAAACAGCACCAAAAATTGCACCACCGATGGCCTCGAACATATCACCCAGAACACTCAGAGGTTTTGCCGCCTCCCACCATTCTGCGAAACCCTTCACTAGACTCACGATGGGTTCGATCAACCATTCGAGAACATCGACCACGGGACTAATGGCATCCACCATCTTGTCCCAGTGTTTGCGGATTTTTTCCAGCTTCGGAGCGATATTCTGTTTGATAAATTTCTTAGTTGCAGCCACAACCTCGTCCCAGTTACGAGCCAGGAACAGTGCTGCCGAGGCGATAGCCGCAATTACCGCAGCGATGATGCCCCAAACAGGAGCGCTGATACCAGCGAGGAATGTGCCGACAGCGCTTGCTGCACCGGAGATAGCGCCAGCAAATTTAGAAACCCAGGTGTAAATCTGGAATATGGGCTGTAAGACGAAAGTGAGTGCGCTGCTTGCCGCCGCGCTGCCGCTGCTAATTCCGATCAGTGTTTGCACTAAATTGGAACCGGCAATCGCCGGGGCGAGTTTCTTCCAGGCAATCGTCACCGCAGCAATACCGGTAGCCAATCCCGTGAAAGCAACGGTGGCACTTTCCGCGTTGGTAATGCCTCCTTCGTCAATCACTGCCTTAATCGATGCTACCGCCGTAACAGCGAGTCCAATTACCAGACCGGTCGTACCCCACATGGAATAGAGAATACCAGTGCCGATAGCACCAACAAAAAGCGCCGCAACGTATTTCTTGAAACCTTCGCCGTCGATAAAACCCTTGAAGAACTCAGTCATAAGAGAATACTGGAGCGTAATCACAATCGCTGTTGCAGCCAGCTTCTTGATGGTTCCCATTGTACCCAGGAACTTTTCACCGAGATTAAGTGCTTCTCCAAGGTGGGTTAGCATGGTAGCCATGCTCAGAGCGCCTAGTGCCACACCGATAATGGCTATCTCAGTTTTCCACTCCTCGAACCAATCCTTGATGCTCTGCTTCAGTTCGGCAACTTCTTTCGATGCCTTAGCAAAAACAGATTCGTCCCACATGGTTTCCAGATCCAGACCTTCCCAGTCTATGCCGCCGCCACCGCCGCCACCGCCGCCACCGCCACTTTCGGTAGGAGGCTGAATGACGTTCAACTCGTCGAAGCCCATGGTGTAATCTTTGATCTTCTTCGCAGCGTCAGCCGCACCACCCAGACCGGATGCCACACCGCCAGCTCCACCAGCAGCCTTTTCCAATCCGGCTGCCATTTCACCAACACCGTTGCCCCAGTTAATCTTGAAAAATGCGATTCCGAAGAAACTAGCGATTGCTGCGATAGCCTCATACAGCAGATTGACAAACGCCGTCAGATACGGAATTGCAATCTGGAGAATAGGAATGAACAAGGAGCCGAACGCTTGCACTAATCCCTTGAAAGCCTGGGACAGATTACGAACCGCACCTTCCGCAGTCTGCATTTCGGACGCGTAGGTTCCGATAATGCCTTGGTTCATAGCAGCCTCCATCATTGCCGCATAACGAACCTCTGCTTTCTGAGCCTCGGACAGCTTTTCGATACTTACCGCAGTCATGCCTACAGAATCCATATACTCTTGAAGGGATGCTTCTGTCAGCGCGATACCAGCATTTCGGATAGGCTCGATTTCGCCCGTGATTGCGGATCGCACTGCTTCGGACGCATCTTCCAGCGTCTTGAATCTGTCGTTGTAGGCTGCCCAGATATCGTAGGACAGCTCAGTAAGACCAACGGAGATCGTAGTTACTTTCTCCTGGGCCATACCAAAACCACTCAACAAGGAGCCATACAGAGAGCTATACTGCATGAACTGTTGAATGTTAATGCCCAGCACATCGTTAATCTTCTGTGCGTAGGCGTAAACCTCCTCAGCATCCTCACCAAAAGCGCGACCGAAACGGTACTGAATACCGTCCCACTCCATCGCTTGAGCCATCATGCCAGCAAGGGCATCCCACGCCACGTTTGCAACATGGAGTACCGATTCGATGTTCGAGATCATAGCCATGAGGTTGATGCCGTGGGCATCGATGGCGTGATTCTGCCGTTCCGTCGCCTCAGTAGCACGTTCTGTTGCTACAGCCATACTGTTGGTTGCAGTGACAACCTGAGTTACACGAGCCGGTAATCTAGCAAAACCTCTACTGATCGTGTCGATCTGTGTTGCCAAGGGAGAAAGTGCATTGCTCAATTTCTCCATCTGAGTAGCAAATCTCGTGAGGTTCGCCGCATCCAGACCGTTTATAATGTCCGGCAACTTTCCCAGCGTATTCAGTGCGCTATTCAGACCAGAGAGCCTTTGGATGCTGCCCAAACCCTCCATGACTCGTCCCAGCTCGGACAGCTTATTGGTGTCCATCTGTCTTATCGCAGGGTTCAAAGAATACAGAGTGTTTGCCAGCTTTTGTAGACCATTAACGGCAGTGGTGATCTTGCTATTGCTTCTCAGATTACCGAGAGCAGTAGCCAGTTCTTCGATTTTCGCCGCAGAATTGCCTACACTGGTGCTAATTTGTATATCAAGAGAGTCAATCGTCGTAGACATACCGACACCTCCCTATCAATTTCGATAGATAACGCCGTCCTCTCCGATCACGCCCTCGTAGGTTGCAGTGATACAGTAAATTTCGGAGTTATAAATTGCCGGAGTGGTAGTGTAGGATTTTGCGAACAAACCCACACCCATGAGAATCCGATCTAAGCTGTCGTAAATCGTCCTCGCTTTCTGACGTTTACCAGTTCCATTGCAAAAAATCTGGCAACGATAAACCACTCTAGCGTATTTGTTGACAGTGCCACTGTCCAAATGAACCGGCACGTTTTGAATTTCATCCAGCGTCACAGTAGGGAACTGGGCCGGTGTTTCCACATATTCACCGATAACCTGGACATCAGAGTATAAAGAACGGAGGTTTTTCGCCGCCGTGTTGAATACTTCATTTGAGAAATCGATCACGTCGCAAAAACCTCCCTTGCAATCTCTGTTACATTTTCAGTAATCTCTTGAACGGCAGTCCACATGGCCATCGCCGGAGGATTACCGTATGAGTGCTGACCGGATCCATACCACCAGCCATTCGGATTATCCCAGTGACCCTTACCATCTGGATAAGTGCCAGGGCCAACACCGAACTCACCGGCCTGGGGGTGTCCGTATCCGTAGGTAGCACCAGAGCCAAACTCGATAAACGCCACAGATTGTCCCTCAGCGTAAATCACAGCTACAGATCCAGTGTTGTCCACTCGGACAGAAATATCATTCGAGCCATTGTAAATAGCTCGGGCGAACTGAATCGACGCTACAGTAGCACCGCGTATCGCCAATTTGGAACGCAACTCGGCTTCTTTCTTGACTATCCACTTTTTGTACCGTCGCAACTCTTTTATAGCCGCGCCGATACTTTCGTTGGTCAGTTCAATTTCAATATCTCTAGCCACGATTCGACACCTCACGCAGCGCGATCAAGTAGCCGTTTTTGCTGTCAGCTACTTTCACCACGACATAATTGTGAGGGCCAATTACATCCACACCGAACCATACCAGACTACCCTCGTCCAAGGGACAGCTTTCACCAGAGTAGCTAATCGTTCGACTATAACCAGTCAACGCACCGAACGTACTGACAGCCTCTTGACCCACGTTCGCGCTCACATTTGCGCGAAGCAGGGTAGGGGGGCCGTAGGCGTTCTTCACTTCCAGAGTGTCGTTGCCGTACTCGTCTTTAATCGGCTCAGAGCCAATCAGAACGGCGTAATGCAAGTCGCGCCAGCTTCGCTGCATACTACGCATTGGAAATCACGCTCCCACAATGAGGTGCAATCTGAGCAAGGATGCGGTTTACACTGGGCCAAGTGCGAGTCGTACCGTTCTCAGAGTGGGATGCCTGTCCCTCGGCGCCTCGCTGAGTGAACAGCTCCACAGCCAGCTTAATCTGCAAACGCTCATATCGGAGAGGAATCACAGCGTTATCCGGATATCCAAACGGGTACATTTTATTCAAAATCATTGTTTCCGCAGTCTTGATCTCGGACAGCAGCACCTCGTCCTCTGCCGTATCGGGGGCAATCGCCACTCTCATACTTTCGATCTTATCAATATCAGTCATGGTTTCGCCTCCATTTGTGCGTTTACAGCAAGCGCCTTGGCTGTGAACGCTGCCTTAATTTTCTCCATTTTCGCCTTATGTTCTCGCTCCTTGCGCTCCTCGATCTCACTCATGGTGATCGGTTTCGGCTCGGAGGGATACTTATATTTCGACTTGGAGAACATATTACCAACGGTGGAGGCCAGGGCCTCTGCCGTGTATATGCCGTTTAACCACAGCTCCTCGTTTATCCGTCGTTTACGGATTTCCTCGGCTCTGCGATATGCTCTACATAGAGCAGGATCGTCTACCCAGAACTGATCGTAGGTCATTCCGATAGCCAGGTAGTAGGGGAATACCCCCTCAAACAGCTCCGTGTATGTGGACGCTCTTACTTGACCAGCGTCCAGCTCACGTTTCCCTCGCCGTTATCATCGGTGAGAGTAGACAGAGTTTCGGCATACATTTCCATAAGAGCCTGCATCAAGCCGGTCTTATCACCGATGCTGTCGAAAATCTCGTCGATAACAGCTCGCTTAATACCCTTGCAGTTCTTATAAAAAGCACCGCTGAACAGCAAGGGAATCATGGTCATGGGCTTGGAGGTGATTTCGTCCAGGACGAAGCCCTGGGACTCCATCGTTTTGACGCTCTGCCGGTTGTATTCCAGCTCATAATCTTTCTTGTTGTAATTCAGAACAATCTTGCTCATTTAGGCGTTCTCCTCAGTTTTCATATTTTAATATTAGGGTGGGGAAGGATCCCCACCCGGATTTTTATTTAGGCGCTTGCCTTGGGGGTAACAGGGGTAGATGCAGCCACGTTGATTGTGAACTCCAACACCTCGTCAACACCCTTACCAGGAACGCCGACGGTATGCTGGCCCTGCCAAGTGAAGCCGGAACCGTCAGAGAAAGACAGCTCGTAATACAGCTCCTTGCCCTCGTCTGCGTACACCTTGTCGAAATCGGTCTTGGTGTAGTTGCAAGTGAAGGGGATGGAATCGCCGGATCTGATACCGGGAATGTTGGTTACCTGGTTATCGGACAGGGTAGTGGTTTCCAGCAGATTGGGTTCGCCAATCAGATCGCCAAAATCCTTGATATCGACAACCTTCTCAACGGCTTCTGCGGACTCGCCCCACTTGAGGGACACGCCATAGGAACTAATAGCCATAGTGCTTTACCTCCTCAGTAAATTAGGCAGTCAGAGTGATCTTGACAGCCTTGGTTGCGTCGGTCAGAGCAGCCAGGTAATACTTGCGGCTGAAAATCAGGTTCTTACGAATGTCAGCATCGCGCTCCTGCTCGATCTCGACACCCTTCTTGTTGAACAGGGTAACAGCTTCCTTAGTACCACCGACGATAGTGCCAGCGACGGCATCCTTCTTGGTGTACAGATTCCAGCCAGCAACAGTGCCAACGTAGCCCTGACGAGCGAAAGCCTCGACGTACTTGAGATCGTCTTTCAGAGCCTTGCGGATCTTTGCCATATCAGCAGGAGCAATGAAAGCGAACAGCTCCATGTTCTCCAGGTTCTCGACGTTCAGCTTTGCAGCAGCATCGACGAAGCAAGCGAAATCGGGAGCAGCAGACTCGTGGGACAGAGTAGCCTTATTGAACTCTGCGAAAATGTCAGCATTGACATGGTTGAACAGATCAACGCCAGCATGACGCATACCGGTATCGACAACCAGGGGATCGGTCATTTCTTCCTCGTCGAAGTAGGGGAAACGGTTCTGAGCCATCAGAATCTCGTATTCCTTTTCAGCGTAAGAAACTTCGATATCCTTGGAGTTGCCCTCGCCCATAGCCAGCTTTTCAGTGCCATCGGTAGCCTGGTAAACGTGGATCTTCTTCTTCATGCCGGGAACGCCAACCAGGGAGCTATCGACAGTGCAGAAGCGCATCAGATCCAGGTGAGAGTTGTACTGATCTTCAACGGTGTTAGCCAGTACAAAATTTTCATAGATAGTGTGAGCCATCGGTTAATTACCTCCGTAAATTTCCTTGTATTGATCCGGGTTTTCCCGGAAAAATGCCTGTTTTTCTGCAAGGGTCATTTTCTGAATGTCCTCCTTGCTTTTCTTCACCACACCATCCCCAGCAGGAGGAGTGGGAGTAGACTTCAAAATTTCTGCTTTCAGTGCTTTCTCACGGTCAGCGATAAACTTCGCTTGGTTCTTGAAAACCAGTTCGGTGTCGCCACCAGCCAGAGCAGTAGCAGTTTCACGAGCCAGAGCCTCGTCGTAACCCAGACCCAAGAACTTTGCGGTATGCTGATCGACCAGCTTTTCAGCACGAAGCTGTTCCAGCTCTTTCTGGATTGCTGCGCGATCCTCGGCATCTTTCGCGGCCCGAGCTTCTTCCTCAGTCATGCGCTCACGGAGCTGCTTCTTGTAACCAGCCGCCTCAGAGGTTGCCTTATCCAGCGCGGACTTGATCTTGTCCACATCGGGAATATCCATAGCCTCCAGTGCTGCCAGCTTTTCCTCGGCAGTCATGTTTTCGTAACCTTCGATTGCACTTGTGTTAATCTTTGCCATTGTTTGTATCCTCCTGCGTTTTAACGTGTTCTCTCACATTTTGCGATTAAGGACTTCTCTGTCCATGAAATAAAAAGAACGCCACAACCCCCGTCGGGATCGTGGCGTTCAAGACGCTCTGATTTTTACAATATTCTTACTTGTGTCGAACTCTACCTCGACACCCTTACGGCATCGGGAGCATTGTACTACACCCTTACCGTCGAAGTATCCGAGGAGCCGACCACATTTCGGGCATCGAACCTCGATCATGTTACCTCCTCGATCCAGCATCGACAGTGAATGTGCGGTTTCGCCGGAACGTTGTTGATAGAATAAATTCGATTGTGCCTGGAGGCACACGTTTTACAGCGACGATCGTCTGGGGATGTTACCCATCGTACTCGAGTTACACCGCTGTCACGGAACGCTTGCAACATTACTTCAAAAGTAACATCGTCCATGAACTGAGCGTTCATGCCAGCCACTAAACGCTGGGCCAAGGCGATCTCCTCGCTAGGTGTTTCACTTGCAATCAGACTCTCGGCAAACCGCGCTCTTTTGCGCTCCAGTTCATTCTCGAAAACGTATTTCGTCACCGGATTATATGCAAGCAGCAAGGCCATGACGAAAACAGCAGGATCAAAACCGGACTGTCCATCGGACTTCTTGTGACTGTCGTACACAACGTCAGACAGCCGCGTTGCCTCTCGTTTCACCAGTTCGTAGATAGCATCGTAAATCTCGTGCGACACGGGAATTACGTTCAATTCATCAAAACCGGCTACTCTCCGAAACAGCTTTGGATATTGCTTATTCAGATAGGCAATCGTCTTATCAGTCTTGCTGTACGGGCTTTTCATCGTCATCACCTAACGATTTCACATACTTGTCCATTTCCTCAGCTTCTTTCCGTTCGTTTTCCTCCCACCACTTCTTACTCTGGAGGTAGGCACTCTCGGGATCCAGGAACAGACCGCAGTGAGTGAACGCCAGCTCGGGGTGAATCTTGGGATTGTTCAGCATGGTAACAAGCACTTGGCTCTTAGTCTGGACATTATCGTAATTACGACGGGAGAACTTAATCTCAATGTCTTTCAGAGTCAGTTTCGTACCGACCATATCTCGCATGATCCGCAGGATCATTTTCAAGAACCGCTTTTCGCTGCGCTTGAACTCATTCTCCACGGACTTCATATCAGCCTCGGCATTCTGCCAGCCATCGCGCATGATTACGGCGCTGCCAGTATCCGAAGTGCTGGAGCCGCCATTACGGTTCGGCAGACAACAGATAGTCAGCACAGTATCGTACAGACTATCGGACAACACCTGAGCGTCGCTCTGCTGCATGGCAACAGACAAATACTTCGCATCCACACCCTCGGGCAGACACAGCATCTTAAACTCGTTCAACTTCTTCGCGGTTTCCTCGTCAATCGTGCCACCCAACAGAGCCAGGAAACTATTGACGAACTGCACCACATCGTCCAGTCTGTTGGACTCGATCTCGTTGATCGCATCCAGCAGGGGAAGGGCGATTTCGAACGCGCCCAGCCGAGCTGCGTTTGCAGGGTACTCGAAAATCGGCACATCCTCCAGAGCGTGAGATTCGCTCTTGGTAATGATGCCAGACTCGATTTCATAGTAGAAATCTTTCGTGTACACACTGAATACGGGCCACTTGTTATCCCGGAGAATGAACTTTACGCCCATGACCACTTTCTCGCCCAGACCGTTGTATCGAACAACGAAGCTGTATCGAGGATCCAGAGTGTAAATTCTAAACGGCTCGTCCTCGCCGTCACCAGGGAGGGCCATTCTCATACCCAAACCGCAAACGTACATCCACTCAGCAAGAGTGCTGTCCTCTGCGTGTTTATCTTGGGAAAACATATACTCGTTCAGATTGTTAATATCGTCGGTCAGACTTTCATCGGAACCACGACGGATATACTGAATCGGTTCGCCGAAACCGTAGCCACGCTTGAACGTAACGATCTCGTTGGCTCGGTTGACCGCGATTTTGTGATTGATATTGTCGCGCACTTCCTTGGTCTTACCCAGAATCGGGGTCTTACCACGGTAGTAATCCCAGAGATACTGAATCTCGTTCTGGTTCTGAGCATGAACCTTGGCTGCTCTCAGCAACACTTCCACGACGTTCTCGTGGGTGATCTCAGCCTGATCGGTATAAATGGTCTGCCGACCAAACATCTGTCTAGTTTCCGTTGTTCTCACCACCGATATATCTTCTCGCATACAGTATACCGAAATATAATATAAAATCAATATCTTGTGGTCATTTTCATGCACAGGCACAATATATAGTGTTGACTATGACAGAATATTCTGTTAATATGGTTTCACCCCTTATGTAGATACCTCCTAATCTCATTTCTTCCCCTCTTGAATGGAAAATACCCCCTGGATATCCAGGGGGTATTTTTACGTTAAAACGGTCTTTTCGCAACGCTCACTGTCTTTATTCCAGTAGACAGATAATCCACCAACATCGCCAAGCTATCCGGAGCATCATCATGGAGATTCTTCACCGTGAACGAAAAACCGGTCAGCTCATTCATGGCCTTGCGGTAATCCTCGTCCCGACAATTATCGGATCGGAAGTAGAACTGTCTGATCGTGGGAGCGTGTTGCTCAATACGAGTCAGCTTCGCCATGTTCGTCGGCGCTTTCTTGTGACTCATATTTATACTATAACCATGATCTTGCCGCAGAATCCGGTACACATCATCGGAGTATTCGTCGCCACCGTTATTCGCCTCAGTGCGACCCATCTTAATCTTATGCTGGAGGATTTTCGCAATCACGCGAGGTTTCGTGCAGCTCTTATCCCTGCGATCGAAAATCCAATCGTGGATATACACGTCGTTTCCATAAACGTAGGCCACGGGCATACTCAGACTATCGCCGCCGCCCCAGGCAACGTCATTTACGAATACGATGTTATCCGGCTGACCATCCGGCAGCACACCGTTGTAGTAATTCAGCGAATCGGACGGGAACGCCAGACCCTCTTTCTCGATACCATGCTGCATGAACAGACACTCGAAGTCAGCGCTGTCGATGGTGTTCTTAATATCTCGAATCTTCTCGGTGGTGTAGCGATCCGGATGCTCGTACTCGAAGTTCGACACTTCGTTTTCATCCCAGACGGGGATAGCAATAAACGTATAACGAGGATCATCGCCGTGATTATCCTGCATACGACCCAGGGGATCATAACTACTCCAGCGAGTACCCAGCATGATCTGTTTTACGTTATCACCGATCATACGAGTGGTCAGCGTTGCCGTATAATCAGAGAACAGCTTCTCCAGACGCTCCGGAGATCGCGCTTCTTCCTTGTTCTTCACCAGATCGTCCGTAACAAGGAAACGGTTCGCACGAGTACGACCGGTAACGGAACCGGACAGCGAAACCAGACCGAGGGTAGGGAAGTCACCGGCGCGACGATAGCTGATCGTCTTATATTCCGCGCTGGTAGCCGGTTCACCCAGGCCAGGGAAAATATCATGGAAACAATACTCCTGCGTATCCGTGAGCATAGATTTCACGCTGTCCAGCAGCATTTTCGTCATGCCGTCTGAATACGAGATATACATATTCGCAGATTTCGGTTCCTTGCCGATGATGTAGGCCAGGAGGAACTTGATGATCGTTGTCTTACCAGTACCGGGAGGCTGAGAGAATCCAAGGAACAGCGCCTCGGGATCATCCATGAAATTCTGGATTTTTGTAGCGATACCATGCTTGCCCTCCAGCACCTTACGGCGTGGTAGCCAGAATCGCGCTTTCGGCTCTCGGTTCCACTCCATAGCGATCATAAAATCATCGAAGCTGTGACGTGCTGCCAAGAAGTACGTCTGCTTCACGATCTCCAGCGCTTTGGCTGTTCGCAACCGCATGGCTTCTTTGCGAACCCAGCGACACCATTCCAGCAGCTTCACCGGATCTTCGATCTGGACAATCAGACCCATCGCATCCTCCAGACTCTCCTCCGTCTGCTGCACCTGGGCCTTTATTCGATATAACACTTTTTCGAGCATAAAAATAGAGCGCCCTCCTTATAGGAAGGCGCTCTCACTCACGGCGCTCAAATTTAATAGAGATTATAGAATGTTTTTTCAAAATAGTCAAGCTACCGTCCAGCCCAGTGGTATCCCCTGCGACAACATACTCACTCGTCAAACCATCGTTCTGGGATTTCGTAAACCGTTTAGCTTTCCAGCTTTATACTTTGATCCTTACAATGAACAAAAATCGTTGAAATTTGAACTTTACTCCTTAATCTTTTACCGTTGAACTTTACAGTGAACGAATCTGGAGAGGGATTCGAACCCTCATTCGGGGATCACCCGAGCCTGAGCCAAAATCAGGTGCGTCTACCATTACGCCATCCAAAGAATAATTCACCAATCACGGACTCGAACCGTGTACCTACAGGTTAGCAGCCTGTCGCTCTATCCAAATGAGCTAATCGGTAAACAAGGATTTGCATTTCAAGTGCAATCTTGTTCAGAAAGGAGGTTCTTCTTTTTGTATTTCACATCCATGTAGAACCGAAACATAGAGGGAGCATAGTTACGGGTTTTCAGACGGCAGCTATCCTATCGTTTATCAATATTCCACAGTGATCTCAGTGGTAGCGTTGGAAGTGCTGAGAGCTGCGTCTACGTTGGTCAAGAAAGAAGAAACTTCCTCCTCCAGACGTGCAATCTCTTTCCGAGAATCCATGGGATCGATGATATCCACGGTCTGAGCCTTGATAAACTCGTCGCGCAGACGCTTCACCTCGTCGGTTGCACCCTTCATATCGGTATTGCCGATCAGAGAACGAACGTAGGCATCGGCTCGTTCCTCCAGACGAGAATCATTCTCTCGGTTGGCAGCCATTTCTGCTTTCATGTAATCCGAGGCCAACCGACGAGCCATCAGGGAGAGGAACTGGGTTCCGTGGTTCTTCTTATCGATAGCCTCTGCGACAGTGTACTCGACACCGGCAATCAGAACCTTGGTGACAGCATTGCTGTTGACCACAGCTCTCTTAATTGCATCACGGCGACGAATCAGATCCATAACCCTGTCGTAATCGCTACGGCAATCCTTTACCCACTCACCGATCTCTAAGCCGCCGATCTTACTGTTGCTGTGTTTGTTGACAACAACCCAGGAGCGCATATCGATTGCTTTCTCGATGCGCTTATCCAAGGTTTTCAGCTCTGCGAGAGCCTGGTGGACGTTCATTTTTTCGACAGTCATACTTCTTTCTCCTTAATCTTTAATTTGTTTCGCAAGTTGATTATTTCAGCCAGATAGACTCCCATTTCTCCTCGCAATCTTGCGTTCTCTTTCGACAAGAGAGTGTTCCGTTTCACGGAGAGCCAGAGGGAATATGATGCGATTCCGAACGAAACTAAACTCAAACCGAGCGAAAACCAGCGCATTATTTCGTACATTTTTCTTCCTCCACTGTGATCTTCGGCAACGGCTCCGGCCCCATCTGGAACGGAGTGCGATCCCATACTGCATCCTTCGGACTCAGCTCATACCGCAGCGCAGACCAGATATCGGAGGCAACGTGAACCTCCGGTGGTACTTTCTCGGGTACTCCGTAATTCCCGAACGCGATTCGGGTTGCTGCTCTGAGCACTTCCTCAATGCTATCTCGAGTCTGGATTCTCCGATTAAACGCCTCCGGCTTATTTTTATCATGGGTATAATCCAAAAACGCCAACCCGTCAGCTAAATCGTGAAATTGTCCCATCCGCAGCCGGAACCATTCTTCAACAGCAGCCAGGACAGTATACGCCTGGGCTTCATTTAGTTCGAGGGTTATCTTCTTTGCCATCACACAACCTCACAATCTCGTCCAACGTCCGAGGTGCATAATCCATATACGTCATCATGCAGCCCACGTTATACATATTACACTGTCGGTCGTACAGTTCCTCCATCAGATACTTGTCGTGCTCCACCATATTCCACTCGAAAGAGCTGTGAACATGACCATACAGATGGTAGCTCCCGTAGAAGTGATTCTTAAAGAAGGGGATGGGATAGTGACAGAGAATAACCTTGCGGCCTTCATCCTCGATCTCCTTGTATTCCTCTACCGATAAGAACATCTTCCGCAACGTTGCCGATCCTCGGATATCATGGTTTCCTACGATCAAAACCTTACTGCCGTTCAGCCGATTCAGAATACGAATCCACTCGGACTCTTTTTTCCAGCAAAAATCACCTAGTATGTAAACGATATCTCCCTTGGTGACCACCGCGTTCCATCGCTCGACCAGCACTTCCTCCATTTCCTCCGTCGTCTTAAACGGGCGGTTATCAAAATGAAGTATATTTGCGTGACCGAAATGAGTGTCAGAAATATAAAACTTAGCCATTTATACCTCCATCAGATGCCGCCGAGGGTTAATCGTACCTGGGAAAATATTGTTCACTTTCAAGAGATCGTCGATACAAGTAAACGGGCCGTGTTTCTTACGGTAGGAAACAATCATACTACACTGAGATTTGTTAATGCCGGTGACCTCGCTGATTTCCGCTGCCGTTGCATCGTTGACGTTCACCCTCCGAGGTTCCGCAACCACGGGGGTTTCTGTAATCTCGGGGGTTTCCACAACCTCCTCAATTACCACTGATTCCTCAACCTCATAACCGGGATCCGGCTCTTTATTTACGAACTCCATCTTCGGCTCCACGGGCTTCTTTACCATGGGGTTACAGCACAGCTTCGGCTCCATGATTCGATACTGAGAACCCTTCAAACCGTTCACGCGCTTCAAATCTTCTACACTCTTGAACGGGCGACTCTGTACGATTTTTCGGGCCATTGCTAAGCTGAAACCAATCTTTTTCAGTGCCGTGGCAGTGCAGTTATTTATATCCAGCCGATCATCCTCGGTAGCAGGGTGCTTCGGAAGATTCTCAATCAGCTCCGTAAACGTCGGCTCTACCTTTTCAACTTTCGGCTCCACCGGTGCTGCTACTCTACGGGCGAAATCACCGTTCACCTTCGTATCCACGAGCATATCCATACAGCGACCGTAACACTTCTGCCACATTTCGATTTCCATTTTAAGGGATGCGATTTCTTCGTCTTTATTTCTGAGTTCTGCCTTTGCAACGTCTACGTCAGTTTGTAATTCACTAATTAACACATCACGGTCTGCGATTTCAGACTCTTTTTCTTTCAGCGCTGTTTCGTCAGCGTAGCCAAGATCGATTATATCCTCCAGAGCATCGTCAACGGCTTTCTGCTCGGAGTAATCCAGCTTTCCCATATATCCCATCAATCTGGATTTATCAACACCGGCGATCTGTTCACACAGCACATAAGACGCGATTCCCGTTGCCATAACCTCAACCATCGTGCGTGTTCTGATTCGTCCAGCCGATTTTCGACTAATATAGGCTACCAGCACCAAACTCGACGTATTATTAAAATTACTAGCGCTTATAACCACACCCGGACGAAACGCACCTTCCTCGGATCCTATACCGTAATCCATGCGCACCTTGTAAATCTCACCGCGCTCAAAATAACCGTTCGCCATCTTACATATAACCCTTCTTTCTTTAATACTTTCCTCTGTTATTTAATATGACCTGGATCGTGCTGATCGGAATTTTCCGACCATCCAGGTAACGCACATCTTCATCGTCGTGGATTCTCTGGAATGTCGCGCCATCGTCTTTCAGCTCGAAAATTCTCCGAACCACAGCCATTTCAGCCTCGGAGCCATCACCAAACTTACGGCGACCACGGCGCTTCTCGGATATATCTTTAACCGTACCCTGGGCCAGATTCTCAGTATCAACGTATCTGGTGGACACCAGTTCGACTCCTCGGGCCAGCATCTTTCCTTTGAGATAGAAATAATCGCCAGAACTCATTTCCTGATCTGTCACCAAGACAGCACAGACACCGCAATAATTCTCGATCTCGCCGGTGAACTGTTCGACAATTATCATATCTCTGTTTTTGCAATATTCAGAAACTTCACCGTGAGCGCATACAATCATAGCCACACCGATCCTTTTTTTTTTACCCATTTATTATAACAAAAGGAATATTTTCGTTAAATTCGCCAATTAGACAAAAAAAAAACTCGATTCTTGTGAATTATGCACATAATAAACAAATCCCCCGGATCATCCGGGGGATTCTCTTATTTCTTCACTTTTCGACCATCTGGCTTCGACCATCCGGGCCAGTACATCTTACATTCATCGCCTTTCTTCTGGGATTCCGCGAAAACGCTGAATGGGACACCGATTGGATGATGACTATAGTGCCTCTCACAATCCAGCTTGTTACACTTCTCGTTGGGGCAGAACGTGATATCGTAGCTCATTTAGATTCCTCCTGCTTCAACGTCGCCTCGACGTACTCCCCGTAAGCCAGAGCTAGATCCGCGGCGAAATCTCGTTCGGCTTTCAGACACCGTAGCATCTTCACATTATCCCGATGCAGACGGCTCTCACAGCCATCATACTTGAAATACGGACAACCTTCACAACCACGATCCTTATCTTGGCAGTGTTCCAGAGCAGATATCAGCTCGTCCAGCTCTACCATCTTCCACGCCTCCTCTTGCTCGGTTTAATACCAGCCAGCCGCAACGCTACAGCGATCGGTGTATACGCTATTACAGCGATTACGGCGATTATTACTACTCCCATCATTTTCCCTTTCTCCGTTTATGCTCGGCAGCTTTTATTCCTCGAATCGACCAGTCTTAGTGTCGAACTCCTTAATCAGATTATAGTAGGTGTTCCGTTTCAAACCGAGCTGACTCATCGCGTAAGTATGAGTGCGCTCACCACGGCGAACCTCAGCAAGCAACTCAGCGAACCGATACTTATCCACGGTGACCGGCTTGCGACCAGCATACTTGCCCTCACGCTTCGCAGCTTCGATGCCATCCATCTGGCGGCGCTTGCGCTCCTTAGTTTCCTGCTCAGCCATCCAAGCGAAAATCGTCAGAGCAACCTTGGCGATCATTTCGCCGGTGGGATCATCCTCAGTACGACCGCGAGTATCCAGGATAGGCATACTCAGCACGATCACATCGCAGCCGATCTCCTCAGTGAAGTATCTCCACTCCAGCTCGATTTCCCGAGCATTACGACCCAGGCGATCCAGAGCATCCAGATAAACCTCGTCGCCCTTACGAACAAGAGCCTTAGCTCTCAGATATTCCTTACGCTCGTCCATGTGACCGCCGTTGCCAGTACAAGCATCAATGAAGATGTAGCGATCCTCAATACCTTCCTTATGAAAAGCATCGATCTGACGCTGAGGGTTCTGCTCCTTAGTAGATACTCGACCAATGCCGATTTTAATTCCGTTCATTGTTATTCCTCCTCGGTTTTTGTTTGTAATCATACTATAAACGATTTTGTTTGTTTTGTCAAGACACTTTTGTTTGTTTGCTAAAATATTTTTCCTTTTTGTATTTTTCTCTGCCGAAGCCCATCACCCCGGCGGCCTGGGCCGGGGGCCTATTCCCCCGTGGGTATAACCTTTTCATGTGGTCAAGTGACCATGTGAAACAATCGCGGATCCGCGCCGCACAAAGCAGAAACAGATCCGGGGCAACCTGGGCAGAGCAGAACGCGCTGCAATTCCAGACCGGGGGCGCGTATTGTTTATTTGGGGTATACCCTATGCAAATTGCACAAATAGTGCTTATTGTGTTTGTTTGAAATAGAAAAAGAAAACAAAAGTGTTTATTTACTATTGACATACCCTAAATAAACAGTTATATTTAGTGTACAAATAATAAATAAACAAATGGAGGAAATACAAATGAAATATGAACAACTGAAAAAGGCGCTTTTCCAAGGCGGCTATATTGTATGGACGGATACAGATCGCCCCACACTGTACGACGATCAGCACAAAATGATTTGCGGCGTACCCCTGGCAACCGTCGAACGAATCGCCCGCGAAAACGACTATGTAAAATGGTCTGAGAATTGGGGCGGCTGCTATGTGGCTCGTAGAATGGGCAAGAAATACCAGCAGCACGAAAACAATCGCCATTGCGAATCGATCGCAAAAACTGTTGATGAATACGCGGTGGGCGCGGTGTACCGCTGTCCGGAATGTGGGCATGAATTTACTTGCCCGGAAGATTGCGAAATTTATCGTTGTCCAGAATGTGAAAACGTCGCAGATCTGAGCGACTATGAACAACTTTCTTTGTATGATTATCTGAGCGATTGTTTAGATATCGAATACCGTTGCAATCATAGCCGCGACTATCGCAGCGTTCAAATCATGGTTGCGTGCGGCGGCCCGAATATCTATCTTGATACCGCGTCGTGCCGCGTTGAATTGTACTGGTGGAGTGACCGCGCCGACTATCCTTTGGGCCGCGAAGCTGTCGCCGCCCTGGATGAATGGGCTGAGGAATATTGGAATTGCTTATAATAGGCCGCTACACCGGGCGCGACAAATACGGTAAACCACAATTCGAAATTATATGGAGGAAAACAAAATGAGAGAAATAACGGTTAAAATCTATGAATTTTCGGAACTGTCCGAAAAGGCCCAGCGCCGCGCGTGGGAATTAAACGCCGTTCAATACCATGATTCTAGCGACTTTGTCGCAACGCTGGAGGCATTCGAAAAGATTTTCGATATCAAAGTATATCGGTATGACGTTTCCGATTGTAGATTTGATTTTGCATATGTTACCGCTGGACGCGCAACGGAGGCCCCGGAGGGCGACGCGCTGAGGCTGGCCCGGTATATCTGGAACAATTACGCGGACGATATCATGAAAGGCCGCTATTATTCCACGCCAGGGCGCTATATCGACGGCAAGTACACCTATAAATACCGCTATAGCAAGGTAACAAAATCCATGGACAACTGTCCTTTAACTGGATTCTATGCCGATTATGATATTTTGCAGCCCGTTGTTGATTGCCTCCATTATAAAGCGTTTTATAACGACTATGGCGAACTAATCGACGATTGCTTGAATAAATTTTTCTATGCTTGGCAAGCTGCATTGGAATATCTGAATAGTTTCGAATATTTCGCGGAGGTATGTAGCGACAACGGATTTGAATTTTATGAAAGTGGGGAAATGGTATGATCCTTGCTATTATCGTTTTAATTCTCTATACGCCGCTTGCAATCGTTTTTCGGTTAATGAAAATGTATATGAAATAAAATTAGGCCCCGGCGCGATTCGGGGCCTTTTATAATGGAGGGAAACAAAATGAAATATTTTTACATTGCAATCCAGGTAGAAAGAAACGGCAAAATGTATGCCCAAATGCTGAAAATTCATAGCAATCATAATTTGTGGTACGATTTAAGCCGTATACCCGGCATTTGTGCGGCAAATATCATGCCCACAAGAAAAGACGCTGTCGCAACCGTGGACGCGTGGAATAAAACCTTTAAGTATTCCGGTATTTATCTATTCGACAAAGTACCATTTTAATGGAGGTAAAAACATGAATCCTTGTAAGAAAATCTATTTTTACACGCCAGCCCAGACAGCAGCCCAAGCCGCTGGAATTGTTGCAACGTTCGTTGCCATGCTGCTATTGATCGTAATATGTTAATACGCGCCCCTGGAGGATCCTCCAGGGGCCTTTTCTATGCAGCCGCGCGTATATCCACCTCAGATCCAGAACGCGGCCCAAGCCGCCGCGCAGCGCCTCCAGGAACAACAAAAACGGCCCAGTGTGGGCCGTTTTTTCATACAATCACGCTATAACGTCATACGCGCCCCATAGCGCTGTTTTTCGGTCTGGGAATATAAACACATTACCGCGCCCATTTTCGCCGATTCTGGGCCGTGTGGAGGCCGTCAGAATATTCCTATAGTAATTTTTCTGGCCCGGACAGGACTTTTCCGGTGGATCTGGGCGCTGGAAGAATCTGGGAAAACTAAAAATCACAAATTTTTTGTTAAAAATCGTACCTTTTTTTCGGGCGTCGGTTGATTCCAAGATTCGGAAAATCCCCATATAGCCCTTATAGTCGCTATAGTCGATAAAATTTTGCGATTTTTAACGGCCCATAAAGTCGTTATAGTCGATTCAGTCCTCAGAGTCGGGCAGCTCCGCGTATTTGGCCTCGATAGTCGCTACATCGATAGCCTCCGGAACGCCACCCTGATTCGGAGTCAGCACGAACTCCTGCTTATCGGAGTAACCAGTGAACATATTCTTGGCAATAAAGATGCCAGAAACGGGATTGACCTTACCATTCAACATATAGTCCTCCCACAGCTCCTCCAGCAGTCGATACGCTTTCAGAACAATCGCCTGGTGCGTACCCTTGCGATGCTCACCAGTTCTCCAGGTATGCAGCGTATCACGATGGATACCCAGAGAGTTGCACATACCGTTCACAGTCGGCTTCATATCATTGTTCACGCAATGACCGAAGTACCACTGGATCCGAGCCTCCACTTCCTTGGGATTGGAAATATCGATAGGCGGCTGCTCCATGATAGTCATAGCATGAGCCAGATAGCGAGAGTTGTCGCCAGGGGAAACGAACTCATTCCCGAAAGACGATGCACCGATTTTCTCAGCATCCCTCTGCCTCTGCCTATACAGCGCCCTAGTCTGCGCTTTCTCCTCCTCCGTCTTACGCGGTCTACCTCGTCCGCGCTTAACAGTCGTTTCGTCGTTCATAGTCGTAATCCTCCTCAGAGTTGTGGGAGTGACGACAGTGTGACAAGTTACCCCCCTCAACTCTTATATATATTTTATACTTATTTTTTTTACTATAGTATTTATATCTCTTTTATTGTCATTATTGTCATAAAGAGAATAAATAATATAAAAGATATTAGAGCCGCAACGATTTTTCGGGATGACAAATGACTCAAAAATTACGTCACCGAGCCGTCACGGTGGCAATAGTTGTGTCATTTACTCACCGATTCGACGGTATCCGCGCTCTTTCGAGGTGCGGTATGGCTCGTAAACCTTGCTAGAAACCTTCTTAAACTCTCTGAAAAACGCTTGAGAGGTAAGAGGTTTCTCACCATTATCGCTGCACCACTGGAAATATCGCTCTCGATAGAGTACGAGATTGGTAATAGAATCGCCAAAGTCGCCGTGGTTGTCCTCCCAGAAAACCAAGATGGGGTTGGAAGCACGTTTGAACTCTTGGATAAGCTGCGTCTGATCGGCAGTTTCAGTGAAGTAGCCCACTGCTCGGAGCAGCTTATAGCCCTCGTAAGCCCAGTTGAAAATACCACCGGAATGAAGTTCACGGTTCAGCGAATCCAGAATATCCACGTCCCTCTTACGCTGATAAGGGTCGTTAGGATCGGGATTGTCCACGAAACTCACCTTGAAATCCACCAGAATAAGTCGCCGAGTCAGACCGTCCGAAGTATCACCAGAGGCAAGCTGAGAGTTGGTAGCGAAAATCAGCTTCGTTCTAGGAATGAACGTGATGAAATCTTGGCCCTTATAGCAAGCAGACAACGGCTCACCAGAGGCGATAGACTTAATGCGCTCCTCAGTGTCGCGGATATCCGAGCGAATTTCACCGGCAATGTTCACGATTGACTCGCGTAGCTGAATCGCTTGGAATCGGTCGAGCAGACCCCTCGGAGTAAGATGTGAAACAGAGTTGGTAGAGCCACTGAATAGCTGTCGCAGAATTTCGAGATAACGTGTTTTACCGTTGCCGCCCGTACCGGAAAGCACGAAAACACGCTCGTATTTTGAAGTCGGTTCGAAAACGTAACCCGGTATGAGCTGTAGCAGTTCCGCAGCACGAGGATCGCCAGCCGTAACATCGTCGATGAAACGAGTCCAGGAATCGTAAGAAGCATCGGGATTATACGGATATTTGACTTGCATAGAACAGTAGTCGTTCGGGTTGTGATCCCGAAAAACACCGGTTTCCAGCTCCAGAGTGCCGTTGATGAAGTTCCACACCGGCTGCTTGTCGAACTGAATATTGGTGCGCAGCGCTCGGATTTTAACGAGCGTACAGATTGCACTGGCTCGTTGCGCGGTAGAAAATTCACCGTAGGCTCGGTCAGCGTAGAATTTGATTACGCCATCGTCGATGCGAGTCCAGACACCACCGGAATACTCGTAAAAACCGACAGCCGGAATGTACACGAGCTGGTGCTGGCTGAGAATTTCGTCAGCGACGATGTTCTCGGGAGGAGCCGTAGTTGCTGACTTGTACAGACTCGCAAGAGTTTTATCGTTCCACCGGTCGAGCTTGCGCAGCTTAGCGAACAGCTCCTCCATCGCGGTACGCTTGGTGTGCCGAGCGACGTTGTAAACGAATCGTTCGAGTTCGCTGAAATCATGGATTCGCGTTGCTAAGTAAGTAACGCCGTCCTCAGCGCTGGAAATGATACGCTGGAGATCGCCACCAGCAGCGTAATACTCGCTGATATCGTGGTAAGGCGTAGGAACTGTACCGACGATGAACGGGATCCGATTTCGCGTAAGAATACTGGACATAGTGTACGCGAAAGAGTCGCCAGCGTGGGTAACGTTATCGTTGTCGTAGACGATGAAAACCCTTGGGAACTTACGAGCTGCTGCGATGACCGTGGGTAGCTGATCGCGAGAGAATCGACCCGTGATCGCGCTGAGAACCGGATAGCCGGAGCATTCGAAAGAAGCAGCGTCGAAATAGCCCTCAGCGATGATAAGGGTATCGCTGGATCGGGACAGAGTTTGCATACCCCACGGAATGTGGCGACAGAACTCGTCGCGTTTCTGCTTCATGTACTTGTTCTCCGGGAACGTGCTGCCAGGGAGCGCTCGAGTGGCATAGTAAGAAACATAGCCGTCCAGACCGGAGAAATACGGCAAGAATAGTCTGCCACGCAGAGCGCCGTCCGTAACACGACCGATCATAAGTCGCTCGGAATCGCTGTCGGAAATACCACGAGAGCGAAGATAAGATTTATCGTCCTCGGTAAGCTGCGTATGATAGTAAGCAGCCATAGCGTTGAGCTGTTCGGTGTAGGCTCTCCACTCGTGGGTGTTATCCGCGTTGTCGCTGGATACACCGGTGATACGAGCGAGTTCACGGATGGCAGCACCACGGTCGCCATGGTGATACAGCTCTGCCTGGAGATCGATCTGATCGCCGCCGTTGCCAGAGCCGAAGTCGTACCAGAAATCGGTATCCACCGCGAAGCTGGACGGATTAGAAGCGCCCGGACGCAGAGGTGATACACAGCGATCACCGGATTGCCGAATAGGTAGTCCGTAACGCTGAGCGATATCGACGCAGGATATCCGTTGTTTGATTAGCGAGGTATCATACACTGTCAGCGACCTCCCGAGCGATCGGATAGAGTTTTTGCATATCAAAGAAATCGTAGGGATCCAGGCCGGTGTCCTTGCGAACCTTCCTCACATGGTAAAGGATGGTGTTACGATGATAGTTCAGAGATTTTGCAGCTCGTAGCGCCGATAATTTATGATGGGCTAGAGCAATTATGATTTTTGATTCTTGCTTCGTCATTTCCTCGTTACCTCCCCGGTAATAATGTACATGATATCGCATCCGATCTCGTACAGATCCCGAAGGTAGCAAGTGTCCGGGAAAAGGCTGCCGCACCTCCAGCGAGAAACCAGAGGTTTGGAGCATCGGAGTTCGTCTGCGATATCGGCCAAAGACCAGCCGTTTTCATGCAGCTTATCCAGTTCCTCCCGGAGCCGGATTCTCATTTCTGGTTCAGAGTTCGCCATTGTTCTCCCCTCCATTTAAGATAAAAGGTTCAAGATAGAATGTAAGACCACAATCGACCATACTGCGAAGTAGGAAAACTTGCTGATCCCTCGCTCGGAACACAGATTGGCTGCTCCGATGCAAACCCATCCAATCAACAGAATAATTTCAATCATTATTCTCTTTATCCCCTCCGATAATGAGTTCACTTGCATACGGCAGCGATTCTACCCACTGGCAGAATACACGCCACTCGTCGAGTTTGTGGTTCTTACGAGCGTGGTACATACTACGCAAATTTGCGTAGTTCAAGAAAAAGGTACGGCGCTGGTTGTAGCTGCTCGGAAGTAACTGAATGAGCTGCCACCAGTATCGCTTATCTTTTGTTTCCACAAACTTGAGCCGGTTCGCTTCGAGTTGATCCACGAGGACTTTCAGCATATTCAATCCGAGCAGACTCAGATGCTCGTGACTGAAATCGGCAACTTCGAACTTCTTAGAATGGATCTTGTGCATGGTTGAGCAAGAGTTCGTAACCGTAGAAATCTTGTATTGATCTGCTTCTTTCCACCAATACAAGGGAGCCGTCACATCGACGGTAACGGTAATCATACGGAGGAACTTGCCGTGATCCGGGCCAGCGTTGGCAAGATTACGGAGCAAACGGAGATCCCGAGAGCCGATTCCGATAAAGGGTTCGCCCGTACCATAGTTGGTATCGCTCTGATCCCAGGAGTTCATGGGGTTTCTCGCACCGCGAATAGCAGCTTCGAAGCCGTGTACGTCAGTGTGTTCAAGTTTAATCATATATAGTTCTCCTTTTCAGTATGATATTAGAAAGCATTTTTTCTAGACGTATTCAAGTGCGGCCTCTATCTGCATGGTAGTCTACCTCCCAGATGCAGCACATGAGATTCCAGACGAAAGCCCGATCATGGGGTTCGTCCGTGTCGCCTCGGCGATATTTCAAATAATGACGGATGGCAGAGTCCAGATAGCAGTTCACAGGAATACCCTTTTGCCAGTTGTTATCGCCATACTTCTTAGCACCTTCCTCAAAATGGATAGCAACTTCGAGGATCATGGTTTCCGGCTCACCGGCGTAAGCTATCGTGACGAATTTGAGGAGAGCAGCGTACAGATAGCGCGTTTCTCCCGTTTCAGTGAACAGCGCAATGGATTGGAAAATGTAATCCCGAGTCTGCTTTCCCAGCAGTCGTGATACGACTTGCAAAGGCATGAGCGTCGGCCTCCCCTTCAAATCTTGGATATCCCGAACCGCGCCGGTTGCGAAGGTGCGGCGCTCACCTGAGTCTTTAATTGCCATGTTCCTCCTCCAGCACTGCGTTTGCTCTTGGGAGCAATTCGCAGAGATCGTAAAATTTTCTAGGATCTAAACCGGTTTCGTCGATAGTCTTATAAACGTAGTAATACACGGTGGAGTAACCGATAAATGTTTCTCTGGACAGAGCCGATATGTTGAGATTATATTTCGCCATCCCCCGGATTACTTCTGCTTGCATAGTTGTCATTGTTTTTTCTCCCAATCCAAAATTCGTATACCGCATTCTTCCTCTGCGATCTTGACGAGTTCGATAAGATGCGTTTCATCATTCTGGACGCTATCGCTCCAGATCAGGGCATAATCCATGAACTTGCCGAGCTGTAGTTCGTCAAATGAGAACTTATCGTGCAGCACCATGACTGGAATAGACAGAAACATGAGAAATGCCCTACGGAGAGTGCTTGCAGCGACTTTCCTCTTGATTTCGTCGAGCTGATCGTCTGTTAATACATACGTTCTCGGTTTTTCTTTCCTGGCGTTCCTACGACGCTCTGCACGATTCATGGTATTTCCTCCCATAGTTATGATGATAATGAAACGAAGTTGGGGTTCCCGTCCCCATACGGTTTGTTGGTATAATCCTCGATATACTTTCTGGCAAGATTCACATACCAAGACTTGTCCACCGCATCCAGCGTGAGTTTGTTTTTGTTGTCGATGATTACAGAGTCCGGCAGTCCTCCGATTTTGCCCACTGTGCCGTCCGGTTTAACCTTGACCAGCGTTCCCATATTGGGGTTAGTGGAGGCATACACACGGTTCACGCGTTGCACCGTGGAGCGAGGGCCATCGTAGCAGTCCCAGGTGAAACGTGGAGCCACGAGTTTGCCGTTATCATCACGAGTGCGGTTATCCTTAACCCAGCGCTTTTTACGCTCCTCGAAATCAGCCGGAACACGGTAAACGGATTTGTAGCCACCACCGGCTTTGGCGATGATCTGGAACTCGTGTATATCGGTGCACCGTAATATGGTTTCCTCCACCGGAGTATCGTTCACGAAATACTCGATTACGGCTTTCTTCACGATGGTGTGATCGTTATTGATTTTGAACGCTCCAGCCGGAGCCATACCGTAGGTGACGTAGGCTCCCTTGGTTTTCACCTTACCGTTTTCGAAAATCATCACATAGTTATTCACGTCTTTCTGGCAGATGGTGGAAATTTTATCCTCCTCCAGCTCCAGGTGCTTCGACTGCTGCCATTCCTCGTTCAGCCGGTATACGATAGGTAGCTCAGATTCCTCCAGGGAGATCATAAGACCGTCCGTATTGAGCTGAATGATTCGCAGCGTTTTACACTCTCGCAGATATCGCATAGCCAGCTCCAGCACATAGAGCTGTCCGGTAATGCAGACTGAGCGACCCATGAGAGGATCGTACAGAGGATTGGTTTTCGCCAGGGACGCGCCGTATGTGGTGTTCAGAATCAGTTTCAGCGTATTGGCTGTTTTCTTATCACCGGATTTCTTCGCAGCGAGGCGTTTATGGTAGAAATCCTCGAAAATCTGGGACGATGGAATGTTGCGGCTGGTATAGCCGCAGTAAACCATAAGGCTTGGATACAGCGAAGCTACATCAAAATTGCGTATAACGCGCGTTGCCGCGGACGTTTCTGTATAGTTCGGCTGAGCATGATGGATACCACCAAAGGCAATAACCGCGTCTGCTCCGTCCACCGGCAGCAGCAGCTTCGAGGAAAACAGATCCTTGTCTGGAATGGACTTGTCGTGCATCCGGTCGAAGAACGCCAGCACCTCGGGAGGAATCAGCGATTGATCCAGATTCTCGGGATAGCTATAATCGCGCTCGTCATATCGCTGCACGAACTCAGCCTCCAGAGCCGCAGCCGTGAGCCGAGCGTTGGTCATGTAGAGTGATTTCTGATCCGGCAGACCGATGGCTCGGCCTACATCCAGTTTCGCCTCCAGATAACCCTTACGGAGCGTCAGCAGCTTGGCAGTCATAGCCACGTCGTACTTACAGTAGTGGATCGTAGACGCGATTTCCTCGGGAGTCAGAGGACGGTCGATATCGAAATCCACCTCTGTTTCCTCGATGTTGAGGCCGAGGTGTGCTTCGATATGTTTCAGACTCGTACCCACCTGGGTATCATCCATAAGATCGAAGTGATCGAACCAGAAACGGTTTTTTCGCAGGAACCAGTGTTCCCAGCCAGGGCGATCATCGACGATGATGAAATCGTTTATGGATTTCAAGAGCTGCGGATCAGCACCGCAAGTGATAGCTTTCAGAATGTGCTGATCGTAACCCTTGGAATTATAGCCGCAGAAAATCGTATCTGGCTGGCTCAGATAATCCCTCACGGATGCGTTGTCGTTGTGAAACACGGCCCAGGATTGATCGGATGTATCGAAAAAGATTGCGAAAAAGTCATATCGGAATACCTCAGTATCCACCACGATTATCCGCATATGGCCTCCTCCGTTTCTGCCTCTTATTGTGCCTAGACGTAACCCACAGATCGTCCCTCAGACGAGTTTCTTTCATACGCTCCTCCAAGAACTTATCGCGCTCCTTGCGATACTCAATGTACTTCTCGCAAGTGCTGTGACAACCAACGACTCGATCGGGGCAGTCCTTACAAGGTGCATTTAACAATTTCCAGTGCCTCCTCTACGCTGTGAGCGCAACCAGCGATAGCACCGGTGTTACGCATTGCTTCTAAAAATTTCTTCTGATCCGGGCGAGGATGCTCACCCGGCAGCTTCACTTCGATGTAGATGGCTCGTCCATCCGAAATACGATGGCCCCATATATCGGCCTCGCCGTGACGACCGATATTAACGATGCCGCCGTGTTTCGCAAAGAACTGGCCTACCGTATGATTGACTGCATAGCAGCCGTTCTTGCACAGAGCCACGATAATCTGGTTCTGTAATTTGGTTTCGGGGTTAATAATGATCGCCTCCCTTGTAGTGGGTGGCGATCTGTGTCGCTCTTAATATCCGATTGTCCAGTCAGGATGACGCAGATCAAAAGCGTCGCCACACTGGATGATATCTGGGTAATTTTTCATAGCGATCTGCTTCGCATACTTGTCGATCTCGTAGGCGTAGTACCGCACGTTGGTGAATCCCATCTTATCCAAGCAGTAACGACCAGTCGCAATGCCGTCGTACATGGACAGCACCACGATCTCCTCGTCACGAGGAACGTTCGCAAGAGCGCCGTTCAGAATGTGAATGATAACCTCGGCAGTCCAACCGTTTCCGATTGCCTTGTATGCGTTGGCATTGGTCGCACCGTCGCAGTAGTTATCTGGGAGTGTTTGTAAACGACAGCACTCTTTCACTGTGAGCTGTCGAATGTTGCGCTCGTCGCTTTCAAAGTACGGATTGGCTTTCCAGCGTCGTTTAATCTCGTCGATATTCCCTTCGAACGCAGCTTGACCGAAACTTTTTCCGAAATAACGCCGGCACAAGTAAGACTGGGTTCCACTGAAACCAGCGTATCGAGCAGCTACACAGAGCGATTTCTCTCTATCTACCGTTCCACTTTCGAGAATACTTTGCAGTGTAATTCCTCGATCTTGGGGTTGATCCACCGTCCAGTTGAAAGCGTAAAAACGCTCTCTGTTCTGGGCGCTCACAAGGGCGCTGTTGATATACATGAGATCCACGCCCAGCTTGCAAGAAATCTGATCTTTGATTGGCTGTGCTGCTGACTTATTGTTTTCGTACAAAAAGAAGTCGGGCTTGAATTTTTCCTTGGCAATCAGGTAGTTTTTGAACAACTCCCAACCGATACCCTCAGCTTCTGTTTCTCGCGCTTTACCTTGCGCAACACTCCAGAACGTACAAGGTGAACCACCTATCAATAACTTAATCATCGCTTTCTACCTCTCATAACTTGTGCTGCCCAGAACGCAGGATTCTTATATCCACGCTGTTTGCCGAGCCGTACCAGCTCCTCGAAACTGCTGGCCCTCCCCTGCTCTATCCGGGATTTTTTCTTAGCCTCAGCGACTCGTTCAGCCTCCTCAGCCGTAATACGTTGTAATACAATATCTTCCTTGGCCTGAATCTCTCTCGGGTGGAGTGGATATTCAGCTCCACAGAACGGACACACCGGAGCTGTCGGAAAAGTCATAAAACACTCTGGACAGCTACGAATGTAGAAGTTGCCGTTCTCGTCGGTAAGACGGCGTTTTGATACGGGTTTCGAAAGTGACCATTCTCGATCATCGGTGGGCAGACCGATTCGAGTGTAGTTGCCAACACAATCGATGATTTTCGCCGTCTTACCTGGGAGATATCTCATGCAACGCATCATTTGTTGGATTCCGAGGGCCACAGACTCAGTTGGTCGTAGCAAGATGCAGCATGACACTCCGTCGATTGAGATTCCCTCTGATATAATTCCAACATTGCAGAGTATCTTGATTCGCCCTGCCTTAAAATCTTCCATGATAGCGACTCTTTGTCGTACTGGAGTTCCAGATGAGAGAACCGCTGACCTAATGGCAGCTCGATTAAAAGCATCGGAGGTTCGTTTTGCGTGTTCAACCGATACGCAATAACAGATAGTGCGTTCTCCCGGAGCCAATTTTTCATAGTTTTTGAGTACATCGCCATATATGGCCCTCTCATTCATAAGCTGTTCCAGATCGGAAACAACGTAGTCACCGGCAATCGTTCGCATACCGGAAGTGTCCACCAACGTGGGAGCATAATATTCGTAGGGAGCCAGCCGATGATTATCGATCAACCATTGAACATCCACACCCTCGATCAGACAATCGTACACGTCCGAAAGTGGCTCACCACTCAATCGGCATGGTGTAGCTGTGAATCCCACGGTGTAAGTGTTGTAGTAATCGATAACTTTCATCCATGAGTTAGACCGGCTCAGATGGGCCTCGTCGGTGATAATCAGTACCGGTGTAGGGAACTTTCCTAGCCGATTTGCCTCAGTTAGAATCATTGACACCCGAGCGTTCGTAACGGCAAGATCTGAGAGGAGCTGTTCGTGCTGCCGTTTCAATTCTTGCCGATGGGTGAGGATCAGTGCCTCGCCCTTGGTACGCTTGATTAACTCCGCGAAGATATAGGACTTACCAGCTCCGCAGGGAGCTACCACCAGAGGACGGCGGTAGCCCACTGCGAGGTGCATGAAAATTTTATCGAGTAGATCCTGCTGGTAATCACGGAGCAACGGGGATCACCCCATGCTTAGTCATTCTAGCGATAGCCTCGCCATCGAGTTCGATTACGCGTTCTTCTGGGACAATATCGAACAGCCTCCTACCGTTGTCTTGGAGAACTTGATAAATGCCCTTGGAGAACATTTCTACGATCTTTTCTTCCTCCTCGGGATCCATCGGAAAACAAGCGTGTTCCCTAATACCATGGAGGATTTCGTGCCAGAGCGTAATACACTGGTGTTCGTGACCCAGACCATCGGTATCGGACAGCTCGATAGTTCCATCGTCAAAGGAAATCTTGCCGTAGCAGAGATCGATTCCGTTTCGGAGGTTTGGAGTATACATTACTTCGTACTCCATGCCACCGATGCGGACGCTGTTAGGAATTTTCATCAGCATCAACCCATGTCAAAAGGCAGATCGGAAGGGATCTCCACCTGGGGAGCAGGAGCAGCCTGAGTAGCAGCACCACCGTTCTTCCA